GAGATCAACCCACCACGGGCGGCCGCTTGCGCGTCTACCGCCTTAAGACCTTCCTTCATGCGGAAAGCGTAGCCTGGGTCTTGCCCTGCGGCAAACGCTTCAGGCGTAAATTCAGCCGTAGCAAACTGACCGTAACCAGGCGCCGCAGCGTTGCCACCTATACCAAGATACTCTCGCAGACGATTTTGGCCTTCTAGCCCAGCTTCTTGATATGGGTTGTACGCACCCTCTTGCTTACCCAGCACTTCGCGGGATACGCCAAGTTGAGCATCGCGCGTTTGCGCGGCTACTGCCAATTGTGCGTCACGCGTTTCAGCGGCTACGCGCAATTGCTGGTCAAGAGCATCTTTTTGCGATTGAATCTGCGCGGCTTGGACGTTATTGGCGTTGCGAAGTTGCGCGTCAAGCACTTGCTGTTGCGCTCTGATAGACGCTTGCGCGGCTTCGTATTGTTGCGCGGCAGCTTTTTCCGATGCTTTTATTTGTTTGTTAGCCGCCGAGCCGGCTGCTTGAGCCCCGATAACGGAACCCGCAAGACTACCCGCTGCGCCAAGCGCTAATGCGGTGCCAGTTGCTATTGCCATGATGTAACCTCTTTAATAAATGTACGTTCCATTGGTCTAAAGCCGGCTCGAGAGTATAGTTTTTCCATTTTTTGCGCCCGATCATCTTCAAGCGCAATCATAAACAACGCTGATGCGCTACGCTCTTTTGCCCAAGCCTCTATCTGCTTAAACATAGCCGCGCCGGCTCCGCTCCCGCGAGCGTTTGGGGTCAACCACCACCACAATTCTTGCACTACAATCGCGCTAGGGCTAAAGTACAGCGGGTACGCAATCGCGCCTGAAATACCTACAATTTCATCGTCTAGCTCGGCTAACCATACGCCAATAGATTCGTTTTGCAACGAAGACAAATAAAACTGCCCGTACCCTTCGCGATCAAACTCTACTACGCCGTGCATAGGCGACGCTGCGTGGAAAGCTTGCGCAAGCGTGACATACTTATCAAGGTCAGCTTCAGTAGCTTTTCTCACTAGCATGTAAGCCCACATTCAATTATTTTAATGTTAACCGAAGCCATTGTTTTTTGCCAATAAAATTAAGGTTATACGCTGATATTGTCCGTTACGGTCATAATGATTGCTGGTATTGCAGGAACTGGTGCAGCCGCCGCCGATGCGGGCATAATGCAATCCACATCTTCCGCAGACCACATTAGCTCAAAATAACTATTAGCCGACAAGTTATAAACAAAGTTCCACGCCGCAACAGTCGCAGCATTTGAGCCAGCTAATGTAACTTCTGTTGCTGAGTTAGCTACATCAACATTATCAATCCGAGGCCATATATAAACACTTTTAGCAGAACCACTTGATTTATCAAGTTGGCAAGAAAATTGAAAGTTATACACCCCATCAGCCGATACCGTTAATCTTGATTGCTTAGTTGCTGAAATCGTTGTGCTTAAAACAGTTTGTGATTTATCTAACGTATAAGTACCAACACCGCCCGATCCAGATACAAACGCAACAATCCGAGTTCCAACAGTCACGCCCGTTCCGCTAATTACTTGACCAATCGACAAAGTGCCGCTTGTGACCGCTGTGACAGTCAATACAAATAGCGCAATGCTGCCCGTCACCACCGCAGCAGTCGTAGCAACCGTCACGCCATTACTTAAGTCTGTTGTATCAAAATTAAGTGGATACGCCGTATTGATGATGCCAACGGTTTCAGTCGTTGTGTTGTAAAACGTGCCGTACTTAGGATTCTTCCAGCTTGGAACGCCAGCCGAAGTCATTGCTAAATACGAACTAGACGATGGCTTTGCTAACTTAGACAATACGTTTGTTGCGCTGCAATAAAGAATATCACCGACAGCATACGTTGAAATGTTTGTGCCACCGTTAGCAATTGGCAAAACACCCGACACATGAGTAGTCAGACCAATCTTGCCGTAGCTAGGTGCGACACCTACGCCACCGGATATAAGTGCGTTACCAGTAGCTACGTCAGGCAAACTAGATAACGCTGTTGTGCCGCTAGCAAAGATAATATCGCCAATGGTGTAAGACGCTAGACCTGTGCCGCCACGGACAACAGGTAATGTACCGCTAGTAATTTGGGAAGCCGCAATTGCAATCGCTACCGATCCCGCAACAGTCAATTGACCTTGAGCGTTTACAGTTAAAGTCGTAACAGACGATGCAGAACCGTAAGAGCCAGCCGTGACACCTGTGTTAGATATACCGACCGTCAACGCACCGTTTCCGTTGATTCGGAAAAGCCCCGCACCCGCGGTCAGATACGCAACAGTATAGTTACCGGCAGAATTACCAATTAAAATTTGCCCGCTTGTGGGGATGACGTTTGTGCCTGTACCGCCAAACACCGGCGTAGTAATACCCGTGCCGCTACCAAGAATGGTATTAAGGTTGTTAAAATACCTAAACCATTGGGTAGTCATTAACCCCGTATTGCCTTGAACAAGAGGTACGCGAGGCGCGGGGATTTGGGTGATGTTAGGCATTTGTGCCGCTAATGATTAGTTCAGCGCCCACAATGTCGATCTTAACTGGATCGGTGCCGGACACTTCATATACTCGGTCGCGCAGCTTTTGCGTCATGCCTAATCGACGCCAAATGGCGCGGAATCCAAACTGGCCAATTTTACCAATCGACGCCCAATGTTCGTTCGACCAGGTGTGGCCGCCGTCATCGGACCAGCGCAGCATAACCTGTGGATTAGCGCCTTGTACAAAAGGCGGCGAAAAAAGTAACAAATCACCACTGGTAGTTACAAGTTGATCTCCACTAGAAGTGTAAAAAAACCATTCAATATTTTCAGTTTGATCAACGCCGTTTAATCCTACACCTGTCTCGCAATCTAATTGAAGACTATGTTGAGCAGTGCGTTTTAGATTGTTTGTGCCGGTCGGCAGCGCGCGCCATGAGCGTAACCATTTCTGAGGACCGCCGTTATCAGCGTAAGTGGTCAAATCTAAAGAGTAAATGTTGCCGTTTTCAAAGTCGCCGACAATAATCGTACCACCAAAATTACATTGGCAATTGCCTCTGTTGCGGGTAAACGCGCCATTCAGAAACCCTGCGCGCTCATGCCATCCTTGTGTGGACACATCGTACACCCAAGTGCGGTCAGCCGTTGGAAAGTTCAACACATAGAAGGCGTGACCGTCTTGTTGATAGGTGTAGCCTACTGCGTCAGACATATTGGCGTATTGCTGGATTTGCCATTCAATGGCGTGAGTGCTAATGCGTTGCCCGCTGTAGCCTTGTGAGCGATAAATAACGCCTTGCCCGCGCGCATCTTTGGCAAGCCAAAATATACTGTTATCCAACTTGGCAACAGAAAAGGCTGCCGCGCAACCAAGTTCGTTAAACGCACCTTGGATGCGTGTCAAGGGAAAATCTGGCAACCCTGCGTCGTACCAGACTTCAACAGAGTCAGTGCCAAACAACCATGCTTCGCGGTGGTTGACGTTAATGGCGACCAAGCCGTCAGGTGAGCCTTCAGCACTGGCAAAAGACAGCGGGTCTACTTGAGTGCCGTCGAGCAGTTGCGTAACCCACACTTTTTGACTGTTTGGCTCGTTATAAACAAAATAGCCGTCAAGGTAGCCAACAGTAACCGCGCCCGTAAAGTCGGGGTCAGTAATCTCAGCAAACGCGTTTGTAACCTCGTTATAGATATACGACCGCGGGTTGCACGCAATAAACAGTTGTGTGCCGTTATCAGCGATCGACACTTGCCCTGTTCCGCTAATGGTGCCTAATAATATGGGAGTGCCGGTCAAGCTGTTAAGTTTATAGAACTCATTGCCGGACGCGACATAAAAGTCTGAACCGTTTGTTTGATGCGCCCACAGCCCGCGAATAGGCCCTGTGCCTACAGATTGCAAAAACTTTAGCCCTGGCGCGCGGTTTAGAAAGGCGGGCTCTTTGCCACCTTCTGGAATAAGTTCTGGAAACAAATTGACCATGCGGTTATCCGCCGCATTAACGCTGCGGGCTACATACGCCGATCCTAAGATTGGAGTTTTCATACGTTACGCAACTACCGCACCACGGAATCCAACAACCCACCAGTCAGTACCAACAAACTGGAGCGTTACCGAATCACCAATATCATTAAACGTGATTGTGGTCGCACTTCCAAGGTTGGTCGGTGTCAAAACACCAGTATCACCACCAGCGGCTTCTGCAACATAAATAATTGTCTTGATTTGACCTTGTGCGCCATCTGCAAGTGTCAGTGCATTACCCGCAGCAGTTGAAGTAAACGCAGTAGTTAATTGGGTTACATTAACTGCGCCTGGGCCTGATAAGGCTTGCACTGCACCAATAATTGCGCCGTTAAATGTTTGATTTCCAGTAAACGCTTGTGCCGCATCGGTACGAGCAATCGTAGCGCTTGTAGCCGGAAACGTCATGGTGGTAGTGTCTGTTCCAGATAAGGTAAGACTATGGTTAACGGTAAATGTTTTGCTATCTGCAACCGCTAAAGTAGAACTAGTAGCAGGGGCTGTAATGGCCATTTTGTTAACGCTAGTAGCTGTAGCTACCCCCAACACGGGGGTTACCAACGTAGGTGTATTAGCAAATACTAATGCGCCTGTACCTGTTTCGTCCGTTA